CTCCCGGGTGGTTTTCTTCGTCGCCTCCGACACCACGTTCAGCTGCCGCGCCAGCCCGGCGTGCCCCTTGGTGGCCTCGGCGGCGGCCTCGTTGAGGCTCTCCAGTTCGCGGCGCTGCTTGCCGGTGACACGCTGGAGGTTCGCGAACTCCTTCGCGTTGACCTTGGTGATGTTGGCGATCTGGCGGGCCTCTTTTTTGGCCGCCTTGGTGGACTTGGTCAGGGTATCGGTGGCGCGGGTTTCGTCGTCAACGGCTTTGGCGTGCCGCTGCGCGGTGTAGGTGAGTTCCTGCCAGGCGTCGCCGAGTTCCGCCAGGGCCTGCTTTTGCGCCTCAGCATTGTCGGTCGCTTCCTTCTCCGTCTTCGCGACCCGCTGGTTGACGGTGATCAGGTTCTGCTCTGCCGCCTCGCGGCGCTTCACCGCTTTGACGTAGGCGTCTTGCGTGTTGATCGCGTTGTTGTTGGCGGCCGACTCGGCGTCAGCCATCTTGATCAGCTGCGTCGAGGTGCCCTGAATGCCCTTGACCAGCTGCTTATTGTTGGCAGCGTTTTCGAGACGCTTGTTGAGGGTTTTCTCGAGCTTCTCGACGTACCGCTTGAGCTCGTCGCCCTCCTTGATGAGGGACGCCCGCTGCAGATGAGCGTATATGTCTATATGTATCGGCGTAAGATCACCCCACCCGGTCGGCGTCGTTGTGCGTGAATAGCTCCAGACGCTTCAGCCGGGCTACCTCGCCAGCCTCTTCAGGGGTGCTGAATCGACCGAGGTAATGATACTTCCGGTTGTGCGTGACAGCGGCCACCCACTTGCCCCTGTCGAGTCGCACTCCCCGAATGCCGCTGCGCCCATGGCCGCCTCGCAGGTTCTCTTTGTTCTGCTTCCCTGTCGCCAGCCGCAGATGCGCAGGATTGACGCAGAGCTTCGAACAGGTGTGTCGATGATCGACCTCCAGGCCCTCCGGTATTTCGCCATTGGCCCAGGAGTACGACAACCGGTGCGCGCAATACGTCTTGCCGCCAGCGGCGAGCCGGAAGATTCCGTACATGTGCTTCTCGGTGCCGCCCGTGCCGCCGGTCCACAGCCAGCAGTCGTCGGGCCCGCCCTTGTCGACCAGCGCCCAGAAACGCTCCTCCATTGACCGGCCCCAGGTGCCCTTCACGGCGTCGGTGGTCCCGAACTTCCGCTGGCGCCGCAGATGCTTCTGGCACAGGCCCTGGCCGTGCACACGTCGATCGCAACCGTTGACGGAACACATCGCCACACCCGCCATCAGCCCTCACCTTCCAGCTCGTCGTAGAAGGCGTCGTCGTCGAGAGTGTCCGGTTTCCGGACACCTGGCGTGGCGAACCCGTAGAACGTGCCGACCACTTCGGCCTGATATTCCTGCTTGTCGGCCATCTCCCTCAGCTTCGCCGCCGAGTAGAAAATCATCGAGCCGTATTCCTCGCCCTTCACCTTGGGCATGTAGCCGGCCCGAAGAACAGCCAGCTCGTTGGCGATCTGAACCCAGATTCTCTCGTCGCCGGAGAACTCCCCACCGCGGGCCGCCGTCTTGAAAGCGCCCCGCTCGGGCATGTGCTCCAAGAGTTCAAGCAGCTCGTAGGAGGACATGGACCCATCGTGCCACTCTTTCATGCGCCGATGATGGTACTGCGACAGGTCGCTAGCTATCTGTCGCGGGTACTGTCTCCACAGCCACTGAGCTTCCATCACTTTTCGAGTCTGCGTCCTGCCGCTTCCGCAGCTCGTTGGCCTGGGTGCCCCAGATGCGCCACACGTCGGCGGCTGACTTCCCACCGGCCACCAGCTTCTTGTAGTCCGCCTCGCCGAGGGCGATCTGCGCGACCTTCACCGAGTGCGGCGGTTTCACGAGGACACCGTTGACGCGGTAGGGGCGCTTCACAGCGCCCTTCTGCGTGGTCGCCGGGAGGACGATGCCGGACTCGCCGCCGTCAGGATTGTTGAGTCGCTGCTCGGGAATGAAGATGTCCTCTTCCCGGTCGTAGGATTCCATCTCGAACTGCAGTTCCTCGTACGCCTCCATCGCCTCGTCGGAGAGCATCCCGAGGTCGGGGTGCGGGGGGATCGAGAGGAAGGTGCCGTCGCTCAGTTCGATGAGGGAGTCGGCGAATGTGGAGTCGTACTCGGTGGCCTGCTCGCGGGCCTGATCACCAGCGTTGGGTGCGGTGTGGGGAAGGTTGCGCGGGGCGTCGTTAGGCATACGCAACGGTTTACCAGATGAAGTCGATGATGTACAAATGTGCGTTTTGCAGTTCATCAACGAAGTTCTATGGTGGGAAACATGACGGGCATGAAATCAGAACTAGGGTTCACCACCAGGGCTGTCTCCGAGAACGTGAAGAAGCACCGCGAAAGGAACGGCTACGGGTACGCACGCCTGTCCCGCGAGCTCACCAAGCTGGGCCGCGACATCCCCTCCCTCGGGCTGAGCCGCATCGAATCGGGCGACCGGCGCGTCGACGTCGACGACCTGATGGCACTGGCCCTGGTGTTCGGGGTGTCCCCCATCCGCCTGCTGATGCCCGACGCCCCCGACAAAGACGACACCGTGCGACTCACCGGCGCCACCACCAACGCGAGCCGCGCCTGGTCCTGGCTGAACGGCTCGTACCCGCTGGGCGGGTCGGTGCTCGCCTTCTACGAGCATGCGCTCCCGGCGTGGGAGCGGGACAGCCTCGAAGAGAAGCTCGGCGCGACCAGGGACTCGCCATAGCCCAAACGAAAGCCCCCCGAACCTGATGGCCGGGGGGCTTCTCGCTGAAGATCAGGCGGTTACGAATCGCCCTTGATGTCAGTCCACGACTCGCCGTCGATCCACTCGTGGTAGTACAACGGGATCAGCTCGTTGGAGTCGGGATCGTTGGGGTCCTTGCCGACGAAGTACGGGTCGGGGAGAACCATGTAGCCCAGCGAGCCGGCGTCCGGATCGGTCTTCGACCGGCGGAACGCGCCGATGTCATTGAGCTTGCAGAGCGAGTAGCCCTCGGCGGTGTACAGGAACTTGCCGCGCTTCCGGCGGGCGAACATCAGAACGATCTGATATTCGGGGCCCTCGTTGTCGACAGGCTTGCCGATACCGAAGTTCTCGGTGCCCGGGTCCTCCACGATCGACGCGCCGGTCGAGTCGGAAAGCTCCAGGTTCATCCGGAGTCGCTTCATCAGAGGCTTGACCGTCTCGACGCCCGTGAAGTTGATCGACAGGCTCTCACTGGTCAGGTCCGAATCGAATGGCATGTTCGACTGCAGGATCATCTGGTTGTCGTTCGAGATGTCCGCCGCGCGTTCAGCGCCGCCGTCCTCGGTCACGGCACCGATCAGATGGAATCCCTCGTTGGGCTCGGGATTCGTGATCCAGTCACCGTCCACCAGGATGTGCGCGAACAGGTCGTCACGCGGGGTGCCGTCCTGCGCGAACGGGGACCAGTTCCTCGTCGGGGGGGAACCGGCAGCCCAGGGACTGATGTTGGTGTCAGCCCCACGGTTGGAGCGGATCAGGATCGCGGCCAGCCCGCCGCGGGTGTTGAAGCGGGAGTCGACATCGCCGAACCCTCCTGCCCGCCACGAGGTGCCTGTTGCCGGAATGGCCATTGTGGACTCCCTTTCTTCACGCTGAATACTATGCTATCGGCTCGTCGATCTAGTCATAAGTCTGCCCGAATTGGTACCGCGCCGTGTACCGGATGATGGTGTCGCTCCCGAACTCCAACCTCCGTGGTGATTCAAAGACCTTCATCCAATCAAGCGTTGCGTCGATCTCAAGGTTGCGTCCGAGCAGCAACATTCGGCGATGCACTGCATCTTTGACGTCGCGCGCTGCAACTTCGCCATCGACTTTGTCGCACAAAATGTCCACCTGGACGAGGTGATCCGCCGTGGATTCGTCGATACTTTCGATGCCCTTGATCATCTGGATGAGGCAGAACGGCAGCGGGTCGCCGGGCCGGCGCACGTTCGCAGTCCGGTACAGATCCTCCAGCCAGCCGACGACGAGGGTCTCAGCGTCGAACGGGCCGAAGTCCGCGATCTCCGTCATCCGCGCTCCCTGATCCGGCGGCGTGCCTTCTTACTCTTGGGCAGCTTCGCGGTTGTCGCGTTGTAGTCCATCTCGACGCGCGCAGCGAAAGCGTAGATCGGGGTCGGGGTGTTCCACCCGAAGTGCAGAATCCCCTGGGGGTCAACCCAGTGGCCGCCCGCGTTGGGTGGGTCCGGATAGTTCGGGGCGTCGTCGGGCCCGGTGCCGTACTCCAGAAAGTGCGCCTTGTTGTCGTAGGTGACGACCCGGCTGTGCGCCCAGAACCGGCCGCCGATCTTCGTGCCGGACGCGTCGAGGGTGCCCGCGGGGTGACGGCCCTTCTGCGTTTCGCGGTGGATGGACTCCACGTACTCGCCGGTCGCATACCC